GTTCTCCTTGAGGAGAGCGCCGAGGCTGGAGAGAGTTGCACCCATGGATTCAACCTGTTGGTTCCGCCGCCGACGCCGGTGCTTCCGCTCCGTACGGCCTGCGATGAAAACGTGTGCGACCCGCGATCAGCGGGCGCGCTTGCTCTGGATTCGTTCCGTGACGGCCTTGGTCGTCGCGTCGCGCTGCGCGGCGTAGTACGCGGCGACCGCGGCCGAGTCGGTCGGGTCGGGCTTGGACAGCGCCGGCGCAGCCGAGGGGGCAGACGTGGCCTGAGTCGCCGGGGCTCCCGAGCCCTGCGCGACCGGTGCCGCCTTGCGCAAGTGCGGCTTGCCTTCGAGGTAGGCCGCGACGTACTCCGCGGCGGGCTTCGCCTCCGCGCCCTGCCCGAACACCACGCGATCACCGTCGATGCGCGCGCCTTTGGGGAGCACGAGGTCGGTCACCTCGTCAGGGTCGACCGCGTTCGCAGCGAGCGCTGCGTTGCGGATCGCGCTGCGGAGCTTCTCGGACGTGTACCGAGCCTCGGCCTGCTGCGCTTTCTCCTGCCACAAGAGGGCGCTCTTCTCGTGCTCGCCCAACTTGGCGCGCGCGTCAGCGAGGTCTCGCTCGAGGTTCGCGATGCGCACCGAGAGTTCGCCGTCGTCCGCCGCTTGCGCGGGCTTGGAGGCGCGACGCTGTTCGATCTTCTTTGCGAGGCTCACGCGTCGCCCTCCGCGCTCGATGCCATCGTCTCGACCGCCGCGTTCATCGCGTCCATCGGGACTGCGAACGCCGCAGCGTTGCCCGCAGCATCGGTGCACTCGATGAGCACGTCGCCGTCCGCGTCGAGCCCCATCACCTCGATGGAGGCGCACTCGACCGGGAGCGCGTCCTGCAACGCCACGATCGCGAGCGCGACCTGTGCAGCCGCGTCGCCTTCGAGCATCTCCGGCGCGACCTCTTCGCCCGCGCTCTCACCCTCTGCCGCCGCCTCGGCCTCTGCCGCGGGCGCGTTCACATCCACTTCGACACTCATCGTCGCTTCTCCTCTGCGGCGCGAGCCGCGCCCTGAACCATCGTGCGAACGTGCTGGAGGATTCGGTCCTCCGGCACGGGCAGGCTGTAGGCAGACGCCTCCGAGAGCGGGCGCATGCCGAACCGCTCGAGCGTCACGGCGTACGACCCGAGCTTGCCCACCTTGCGCTCTGCCATCGCGTGTGAATCGGTCCGCAGCGGCGCGACGTACGCGCGCGCTCCGAGCCTGCGAGCCTCTCCGCACACCGCCCCGCGCACGTCGTCGTGCGTCCGCAGCCACCCGTCGTCTCGTGCCGTGACCGTCACCGCTTGCCTCCGCTCGTCACCGCGAACGCCCCTGCGCTGCGCACGTCTCGCAACAGCGCGCCCGTGCGTTGCCCCATCGGGCGACCGGGGTAGCGCCGCGCCTTCTCCTTCGCGTACTCGGGGCTGAGTGGGTTCTTCGCCCACTCGCCCGAGAGATCACCGCCAGCATTTGCGAGGCGCTCACGGATGACGCCGAGGGCCTCACCGTCGATCACGTCCCAGAACGCCGCCTTGGTCGGACGCGCGACACCCGCGAGCCATCGCTGACCGCGCGAGACCATGCGACCGACCATGTACGCCGTGACCTTCGTGACGGGTCGCCCACGTCGCTCGAGCCCGTAGGTGATCTTGCGTTGCGACTCAGCCGAGATCCCGCCGAGGTCCACTGTGTGAACGCCCGAGATCGAGTCGAGCCACTTCTTCGTCGCGTCGAGCGCAGGCGTCGAGCGCGTCACGCCGCCGCGCTGCCCCGTGCGGGGCATGCCGATTGATGGGAGCCCGCCGTCAGGTGGAGGCATTGGTGCCTGCCTTTGCGCTGCTCTCCGCAGCCACCAGCGCGAGCCCCTTCGCCTCGTTCTCAGCCCTCATGCGCTCGACGGCCTGCTTCGCGTCGTAGGTCGTGAGGTCTCCGAGGTACATCGCGCGGAGCTGCTCGTAGATCGCGCCCAGCTCTTCGTCGCTCATCGGGATCGACGCATCGAGCGCCACCTTGACGAGCATGGCGCGCGCCTCGGGGCCGATCTCGATGGGCGCGGCGAGCACCGTGAGCGCGCGGGCGAGGTCTTCGCCGGGGTCGCTCATCGTGATCCGCTTGGCGTACGTCACCGCGATCGGCTCGGGATCGACCCCCGCCATTCGCGCGTAGAGGCGCAGGGTCGCGACCTCCCACCGCTGCATGTTGCGGGCGAACCGAAGCGCGCGCGACTCGAAGTCACGCGAGCGAATGCGCAACGCCTCGCCGCTCTGCACCTGCGCGGACGAGTCCGCCGCAAGCTCGAGCCCCGCGCACCGCATCGCCCACTGGAACGTAAACACACAGTGCTCGCGCAGCTCTTTCTGCGACGTGCCCGAGGGCTCGACCCACTGCGGAGCGCCAGCGCCCGAGGAGTACCCGAGCCCCTGTGCGGGGCCCAGCTTCGCCGCGGTCGATTGATCGAGCTTGCCGCCCGTGTCCTGCATCGGGACGGCGAGGAACGGGAACGCGGCCAACGCGTTCACTTCCATCGCCCACGACAGGCAGTTGTAGATCACGCGCGCGGCGTCGGCGGTGTCCGCGATGAGGCTGATTCCCATCGGGCAATCGCTCGCCTGGTCCCTGTCGTAGAACGCGAACGTCACCGGGATCTCGCCGCCGAGCACCGCGGGGAGTTCGCCGCTATCGACGATCTTCAGCCCCTTCGCGCTCTCGGCCAGCGTCGCCTTCGACGAGAGCGCGATCCCTCCCTGTCGCACTTCCCAGCCGCCTGCGACGCGAGCACCGTTGATCTTGCGGTCCGCACGCCACACGCGCAACTCCACCTCGGCGGTGCCGCTCGTGGAGAGGTCGGAGCGGAACGGCGTCGAGACGTAGGCGAACTCGACAACGCGCCCGTCCTCGCACTCGACCCACGCCCACGCGGGAGGGTGCACCGTCACGACGTACGGAGCGATTTTCTCTGCGGCGCGCTGCGCCTCGGACATGCCCGTCACGTCGCGGCGCGGGGTGTCCACGACGGTTGCGACCACGCCGTAGACGCACGCCCACTGCGCCGCGCTCTCAGCGATCTCGCCCCACGTCGAGCCCCTGCGATCCATGTCTTCGGCGAATGGCGCGAGCACGTCCACGGTGCGCGTGACGCGCGCGGTGACGCCCTCCGAGTACGCCTTCACGACGGGGCCGACGATGTTCACGTAGTTCGCGATGGCGCGGCGCGCGTCGTATCGACGATCGCTCTCGCCCTCGTGCGCGACGAGGTAGCTCGTACGCGTCGAGCGCGAGCAGATCGGCTGTCCGCTCTCGTCGATCCCCGTTTGCCACGAGAGCAACGTCGAGCCGAGCGTCGTCGCGCTCGGGGTCGCCCAGTGACGGCCCCCGAGGTGCGCGTCGCGCAGGTAGCGCCAGTGCTCACGCACGGCGTCGTATGTCTCGATGGTGCTCATTGAGTGGCAAGTCTCGCGACGAGGTAGCGGAGCGCGTCGCGCTTGCGGTCACTTGCCGACGCGATGGCGCGCCGCGCAGAGACGACCGCAGAACGTCTTCACGCTGTATTGGTTGACGCGGAAGGTCTTCTTGCAGCGGCGACACTCGCGGTCGACGTCATCGACGCCGGACCGCCTGCGCGCATTGGACCTGCAGTTGTTGGAGCAGAACTTAACGGTCTGGCGTGCCTTCGTCAGATACAGCACACCGCACAACTCACACGTTCTCTGCTCCGCCTCGTGGGTCTCCCACGTTGAGCGGCCGTGCTCTTTGTGCCACGCAATGCCCTCTGGCGAGGAGTGCCACGCCGCAGCCAAGTGCCTGATGCTGTCGAGGTGCTCGCGCTTGCGAGCACTGCACTCTTGGTTGCCGTGGTGCGACAGGTGCTCGGCTTCCGGGAGGCACTCCAAGTTGTCGAGGCTGTTGTTGAGCGGGTTCCCGTCGATGTGGTGAACGTGCCACCCGGGAGGGATTGGCCCACGCTCGGCCTTCCAGATCTCGCGATGGAGCGATTCAACGCCACGCATCGCGATGTGAATCGGCGGGCGGAAGTAGTTCCTCAGAGACGCGTCCTGAGACTCTGGGTACCTGCGAAAACGAGTGCCGCCGTACTCGATGACTTCCGACTTCGACATGCGCGTTACCTAATCATCAGGCTCGCGCTCGTCAGCAAATTCACTATGAAGTCAGACGATGTGTGAGATAGCGTAACGCGTCGACTGCGTGGTTATTTCGGTCCTCGGGCTCCTCGCTCGGTCCGTCAGGACCAGCGCGGTAGGAGTAGAGCTCGAGCTCGCGGATCAGGTTCTTGCAGCGGTCCGAGATCAGCAGCCGGGGCTTGCGACCCGCGCCCGTCTCGACCATCTGCAGGTGCGTCGCGATGCGGAGGATCCCCGCGGAGATCGCGTTGTCTGCGTTGTAGACCAGCGGCTCCCCGCGACTGCGGCGCAGCGCGGTGATGTATCCGGGTTCGCTCGGGTCTGCGGCGAACCAGCCGAGCTTGTGCTCGGTGCGCATCGTGCGGGCTCGCGTGAGCCACCCGCCGTTGTCGTCGACCAGCACCCCGGACTCGTACTGTTCGTCAACGACGACGATCGTCCCTGCGCCGGTCCGGCCGCCGACGATCCACGCGGACGGGTCAGACCAGCCCCAATCGACGCCGCATCCGAGATCGTGAAGGGACCAGCGCCCACCGTGGCGGTAGAGGCGTTCGATCTCCGCGTGCGGCACGACGTGCACAGCGCGGTCGAACGTCGCGAACACCCGGCCCTTGCGGACCGTGGGGTGCTGCTGGAACAGCGAGGACCAATCGTACTCACCGACCTCGGCGCGGCGCTTCTCGAGCTCTGCGACGGGCCAGCGTTCGGGCCACAGCGCGCGCCCTCGGACGTCGATCGCAGGGAGCGAGGTCACCTGCCACTCCTGATCCTCGGCGCTCTCGAGCCGCCCGATCAGGTCGTCACGGTGCCAACGCGTGTGCACGACAAGGGCAGAGCCTCCGGGCTCCACGCGGGTCATCGCCGTCGATGTGAACCACGACCAGATTCGCTCGCGGATCAGCGGGCTGTCGGCCTCTTGCCTGTTCTTGTGCGGGTCGTCTACGACGAGCAGCCGCACGCCGTGACCCGTAAGCGGGCCACCGACGCCGGTCGCGATGACGCCCCCTCCCTGCGGGGTGCGCCACTCGTGCATCGCCTTGGAGTCCTGCCGGAGCTCCACGCCGGCGCGCGCCGCGTAGTCGCGAATCTGCCGCGACTTCGACCGAGCGATGTCGGCCGCATACGAGACGTAGGCGATCGTCCACTCAGGGTGGCGGACGAGCACGCGAGCGATGCCGTGGAGCACCGTCTCGGTCTTGCCGTGTCGCGGCGGGACAGAGAGAGCAGCGCGCACTGGTCCGCGCTCGATCGCCTCGAACAGCGTCAGCAGCGGCCCGAGATGCTTCGGCGCGGCGTACGCGGGAGAGACACGCGGGACGAACTCAGCGAGGGTCGCCGTCCGCAGCGTCGCCTTGTTCCGCCTCGCCTGCTCGCTCTGGATTGACCGCAACAGGTCCACTGGATCGTGCTCGCTCGAGGATGGCTCGCACCGTCGCGAGTTCTTCGTCCGTCGCCCCCGACAGGTCAGCCCCGAGACCGCGCAGTGCTTCGAGCTTGGCTCGACTCAACTGGCGAGTGAGGTGCTCCTGTCGACGCGCGCCGACGCGCTCGTCACAGGCGATGATGGTCCGCACGACGTCGGCCTTCGCTCGCGCGAGGATCGCGTAGTCACGCGGCTCGCACAGCGGGGTCGACGGGTCGGGGCCCATCACAGCGGCGATGTACTGGTCACAGCGAACGAGCTCTGCCCGGATCGCACGTCGCCCCTGACGCAGCCCCGCCTCACATGCGCGGGCGTGGATTTGGCGGCGAGTGGCGACCTGTGCCCCACGCAGCATGTCTCGCGCGGTTGTGCGCGGGACACCAGCGATGCGCGCGGCTTCGGAGACGTTGCCGGTCTGCTCGAACGCAGCAACGAGGCGGGTGAGCACGTCCGGCGGCGTTTGCCGTGGCATCGTGCAGTCCTTTGGTGCGGGGTCAGTTGGCGCGGCGAGAGAGCGCGTCGCGCTGCTCCCACTGCTCCGGGGAGTGCAGCCCGATCACGGGCCAGCCGGGTCCGCGGCAATACAGGATCGTCTCGCCAGCCCTGAACGCGTCGCGTGCGTACGCCTGCTCGGCGTCCACTGCGTCGCGCGTGTTGGCGAGCATGGCCTGAATCGACTCGGGCGAGTGGTTGCGTCGGGTCATGGTCAGCACAGCCCCGGCCCGGCCACACGTTGCGACCACCACCACGAGAGGGCGGCGAGCGCGTACGCGTGATCGCTGAGAACGAGCTCAACGCCGGTCGCGGGGCAGAAGACGTTCACGGGAGGAGCGGGCGCTCGGACAGGTGCGACCGCACGATGGGCGCGCCAAATCCGAAACACCCGTACGCCGCATTGCGCACGTCGCGGAGTCGTCCGTCCTCGTCGCTGTGAGGCGCGCGACAGAGCAGCGGGTCGAAGCCCTCGCCGCGAGCATTCATCTCGTAGCGCTGGCCCGGCAGCTTTCCGTGCTGCGAGAACACGCGCACGGTGAAGGGTCCGAGCAGTGCGATCTCGCGGCGGCTGGACTCCTCGCGGGTCAGCCCGAGGTCGCGGTGATGGCGTCGCAGTCGGTTCATGGTCTCTCCCTGTGCGTGTCGTCGTTGCGTGCGGCTCACTCGCCCTCGGTCGCCCGTCGCGCGTAGAGCGCGAGCGTTTCGCCGGGGGTCGTGGTGAGCACGGGTCTCAACAACCCGAGTCCGCCGCGCGCGGTTGCAGCGCGCAGGGGGAGAGACAGCGCAGCGCAGTCGCGCGACGGGCTCGGAGGGTCGAGGGAGCGCAGCCCGTGGTGGACTGCGAGAGGGTCAGCGGAGGGCCGCGAGGGGGATGCGGTAGTCCCGCCCCTCACCGCCCGAGACTGCCAGGCGCAGTCCCCTGCGGTCGGGCACGGTGCCCTGCTGGCACCAACGGCGGAC